CATTGGCGAGCATTCAGACATTATAGAAGCAATTGAAGTTGAAGTAAAACAGATTGCAGAATATGATGACATGCTGGAAATGGCTAAAAAATATTTTAATGCTTGACAAAAATCTAAATATATGGTATACTTAAACAATGAGTATACCATATATTTTATCGACATCCTCGTCGTAAACTCGGAGAACTAAATGAAAAAATACGAAGAAATTATCCAACGTTGTAAAGCCGCAGATAAACGCTACTGGGCAGGCGACAACATTTCTCGCCTAATCTATGGCGATGAAAAAGAACAGTTGATTGACGAAGCTACTGAAGCGTTTGAAACTGTTCTTGACACACTGATCATTGATAGACACACAGATCCTAACTCGCAAGGTACAGCGAGACGTCTTGCTAAGATGTACTTTAATGAGATCATGGCAGGACGTTATGATCATAAGCCAGATGCTACTGCATTTCCGAATGACTCAGACGAACGCTATGAAGGTATGCTTGTTGTGCGGAGCGAACTAAAAAGCATGTGTTCGCATCATCACCAGCCAGTTACAGGTGTAGCATACATTGGTATTATTGCAAGCAATAAACTAATTGGCTTATCTAAGTACACACGTATTGCACAGTGGTGTGCTCGACGTGGTACACTACAAGAAGAACTTGCCATGGACATTGCACGTGAGATTAAACGTGCAACAGATGCAGAACACCTAGGTGTATATATTCAAGCGGTGCACGGGTGTTGCGAAAACCGCGGGATTATGGCACACAGCAGTCTTACGCAAACAACTGTATTAGAAGGTAGTTTTAAAACTGACGCAGGTACAAAGAAAGAGTTTTTTGACAATATCAAACTGCAACAGGAGTTTGCACCTCGATGAGTAGGCTAATTGCATTTGGGTGTAGTTGTACATACGGTAACGGTTTAGAAGACTGTCTGACCACTAATACTTTGAATCCTTTTCCAAGCAATCTTGCATGGCCGAAATTACTCGCAGATAAATTAAGTTTAGAATGTGTAAACAAAGGACATTCAGGCTTTAGTAATAAGCGTATTTGGCATAAAATATTAAATTTTGATTATAAAAAAGATGATGTTGTATTAGTTTTATGGACAAATAAAGAAAGATTTACAGTGTTAGATAAAAAAGATCAAAAAACTAAAGATATAGGAGTGTGGAAAGAAGATCCTTTATCTAAATGGTATTATAAAATGTGTTATAATGATTATGATCATTTAGTTGATGCTAATCTAAGAATATCTCACAGTGCAACTTTTTTAGATAATCTAAATATACAGAATTATCATATGTTTGTACAGGAGATAGATAAGTGCTTTATACCTCAAACATCTAATACACTACCTATACCAGTGTTTAGCGAATTTGCAGAACCATATGGACTTGCTCCTGACAACCTACATCCAAGCAAGGAAGCACACAAAAAATATACCGATTTAATTTATAAGGCTATAAAAGATGAAACTACATTACACTGAAGCATTTTATTCAGTTCAGGGCGAAGGTAAGTTTGTAGGAGTGCCCAGCGTATTCTTACGTACATTTGGTTGTAATTTTCGTTGTATGAACTTTGGCTTACCTAAAGCAGGCGGTAACCGTTGGGATAAGCATGCCCGTGGCGAAAAATATAATCCAGAAGTGGCAGATCTTATTGCTAAGGATGTACACAAGACCACAGAACGTTTTGAGGACCTGCCTATTGTACACACAGGCTGTGACACATACGCAAGCATCTATGCAGAGTTCAAGCATTTGAATAGACAAGCAGAAGTAGATGAAGTTGTTGAACATCTTCTTAGTGAAACTCCAGAAGGCAAATGGACTATGGATAATGGACAGGATGTTCATCTTATTCTTACAGGCGGCGAGCCTTTGCTTGCTTGGCAACGACTTTATGTAGAACTATTTGAACATCCTAAGATGAAGGACTTGAAAAATGTCACTATTGAAACAAATACAACACAACTCGGGAGAATCTTGGGAAGACGCTATTAAGCCTGAAATTGCTCGGCAATACTATGATGTACCTGGCAGCAACATTTACTTTAAGTTTGTGGTTGCTGATCAAGACGATGTCGACGAAGTTACTCGAGCTGTTCAGCTTTACAGGAATTCCGGGGTGGAATGTCCAGTATATCTTATGCCGCTGGGCGGACGCAGTGAGGAATATACCCTCAATGTTCAAGAAGTCGCAGACTTATGCATGGAACGAGGATGGCGATTCAGTCCCCGACTCCACATATCGCTATTCGGGAATGCCTGGGGGACTTAGCAAAGAAGACTACGAACTTTTACAAGGCAAAAAGATTACAGAAGAGCAGTACAAAAAGATTAGGACAAAGTTGTAGATAGATAAGTACTCTACAAAACTACAAGGATTAATTATGAACAAATTGGCTATTATAGGTAAGGGTACCACAGGTTCTTTGGCAAGTATGTGGTACTTGTACAACTATCAAGGAGAAATAGATTGGTATTACGATCCTAATATTCCTCCTATGAGTGTAGGGGAAGGTACACAATTAGGTGTTCCGCGAATGCTTTGGGATACAGTAGGATTTACTTTCTATGATGACTTACCGACAATAAACGGTAGTATAAAAACAGGGATTAGAAAAGTAAATTGGGGAGGATGTGGCGACTACCAACATCCTTTTATCCCACCGGAAGTTGCAATGCATTTTGATGCGGGGCAGATGCAAAAATTTGCAATAGAAAGATTAGGCAATCAAGTTAATTTAATTGAAGGCAATGTAACTCCTGATTCAGTAGATGCTACACATGTTTTAGATTGTACAGGTACACCAAAAGATTTTGATGAATACACTATTGCAAAACATATTCCTCTCAATGCCGTCCATGTTACACAATGTTTTTGGGATAGTCCTACCTTTGATTACACATATACAATTGCCCGCCCATATGGTTGGGTATTTGGTATACCGCTCCAACATCGCTGTAGTATAGGATACTTGTACAATAAAGATATCAATACACTTGAAGAAGTAAAGGAAGATGTCAAAGAAATATTCGAGCAGATCGGACTTACTCCGAGCGACACAACAAATAGTTTTGAATTTACCAACTATTTTAAAAATGAACCATTTGGAGAGCGAGTAGCAACAAGTGGCAATAAATGTTTTTTCCTTGAACCCTTAGAAGCTACAAGTTTTACTACTTCCTTAGAAACCTTTACAGGTGCACTAAGTGTATGGCAAAATCCGCATCATATTCAACATCATACAAAAGCATTCCACGATTATATGATTAGGACTGAACAAATGATAATGATGCATTACTTTGCTGGTAGTAAGTTTGATACTAAATTCTGGGACTTTGCACAAGAAAGGGCAGAGCAGAGTATGCGAGAAGCTCTAAGTGATAAGTTTATGAGAGGCATTATACGTGCTTTAGATACAAATGAAGATTTAAATGAACAGTCATGGCCCGGTGGTTGGAGTTTTGACAGTTATAGAAGTAATATACAAAATTTAGGAATTGAAAAAGAACTTAAAAGATTGTATAATGAAACTGCATTAGGACAGCACAGTTATTGGAAGTAATCATGTGGAATAAACTAAAAGAAACATTAGGAGTAACTCCTAAAATTATAGAAGATACTGCACAAGAAGATGTGCCAGAAAAAACACAAGAAGAACTTAGAAGAGATGCGCTTGAAGCAGAAAAAAATGCCGCAACACAGGCAGGCGAGCCTTGGGTTGCAGTGCTTGATACTCAGGTCAATCCTGATAATATTCGCAACGGTTTTTTTGTTTATTGAGCAACTTCTCGATGCAGGTTACAAGGGAGAATCACAAGAACAAATTGTCGACGCTTGGTTTAGAACTATTGTAACACAAATGCTGGAGGATAACGGCCAAAGTACTGATAGAGAAATGGGTTATGTAAATGTAGTTCCTATTGATAGAGGACGATCGGAGGTATCGTAATGAGTTTCAAATGGGATAAAATGTACAAGTGGGACGACAACATTGAACGAGAGATGATCGATTCCGTTACAGAATATGTGTTAGAATATTATGGAGTAGAGGAAATCGTGGATTTATCCGAAACGCAAATACAAGAGGTCATTACATTCTGTGAAGATTTTGATTGGAATATACTAATGGCGCCCGGATTCCGTTATATAATTAATGCATGGGAAGAAGAACAAGAATGAGAGACGACTTAATGGTACAACAGCAAGTATCTACTGTATGGCAACACATGGTAGGTGTTATCTGTCTGAATCAAACAAATCGTAAACAAGTAAAAAGAGTTCTACCTGTTCTGTTTGGCGTATGCCCTACACCTGTACATTTACTTAACACTACTCCAGAAACCATTAAGCAAATTGTTCAACCGTTAGGTATGGTAAATGTACGTGAGAAGCGTCTACGCCAGATGTCAGAAGATTACTTGACATGGGACGGAGAAGATGCTACAATGTTATATGGAATTGGGAAATACGGTAGTGACAGTTATCGATTGTTTTATAAGAACGAGATACCTGAAGATATCGGTGACCACGAATTGAAACGATATGTGGAAGAAGAATTAAATGGCAACTTATGTATTAGTTGATACAGCAAATACTTTCTTTAGAGCACGTCACGTAGTACGTGGCGATATTGACACGAAAGTAGGTATGGCACTACACATTACACTTAACAGCATTAAGAAAGCGTGGCAAGACTTTGATGCAGATCATGTAGTGTTTTGTTTGGAAGGACGCAGTTGGCGCAAAGACTTCTATGAGCCTTACAAGCGCAACCGTCAAGAAACACGTGATGCAATGACTCCTGCACAGCAAGAAGAAGATACTGTGTTTTGGGAAATCTTTGACGAGTTTAAAAACTTTGTTACAGAAAAAACAAACTGTACGGTCATGCGTCACCCACAACTTGAGGCAGATGATTTAATTGCAGGATGGGTACAGAATCATCCTAACGACAATCATGTTATTATTTCAACAGACGGTGACTTTGCACAACTTATTGCACCTAATGTAAAGCAGTACAACGGTGTAAGCAACACTACAATTACACACGAAGGTTACTTTGATGACAAAGGCGCTCCTGTGGTTGATAAGAAGACCAAAGAAGCAAAGCCTGCACCAGATCCTGAATGGCTGCTGTTTGAAAAGTGTATGCGTGGTGACACAAGCGATAATGT